CTCATGGCTGTGTCTCTTATTTGCTGTGCTATCGAGTTTATGTACCAACACCAGTTGCGATTCTATTATCATCGTGTTCCGATGACGTTTTTGCTTCTGTTGTTGCTTGCTAAGACTTGTTGGCCAACATATGAAGCCCTCGGCCTCATACTTTTTGCCCTGTTCGTGGGAGTCGTTTGTCAATGGTGCAATGCGGCAATAGTCGTTATCTCTCTTTTCCAATTTTTCTGTTTTGGTTTTATAATGAAAGATTTACGTATGAATGCCTATGAGTACATTAGCACGAAGAGGAACGCAATAGGGGAATTCGGCAGAGAAGTCCGGGAAAAATACAGTCCCGCTCTCAAAGCAGCCCTCTTAACATTGAGCACTATTGGTGCGGGTTATATGGCATATACGCTGTACAATACCTTCGGTGCTTCGAAAGAAGAGGAAGAATACTCCACGGACGTTGGCCACCTCATGGAAGTCCAACAGAGTCTGATGGCACGGAAAGTTATGCCTGACTCTGACAAGCATGAGCCCCCCCCTCACATTAACTTCATGGATAATTCCAATGATATGTTGGAGAGGAGGAACGCTCTGCGAAACACTTGGTGCAATGATGTTGTCAAGACGTCGTTTGGAACCAAGGATACCGCAACATACACACCCGAACAATTTTTGGGGGTTGTCAAGAAGAACATATCTACTGTTCATGTGTTGCAGGGATCTGATTGGAAACCCAAGTGTAATGCCTTCTATCGTTGTGGAGATCTCGCTGAAATTTCAGCACACGATGCTCCCACTGGTACTGAGATTTGGTTGATCACAGATAATGAGAAACCACATTCTCACAAGAAGATCACTGTGGATCCCACTAGTGTTTTCAAAGAGAGACCAGACAGCGAGACCGTGCTTATCTATCTTCCTAAGGGTTCTAAGCAGAATATGAACAAATTCTGTACAGAAAAGCCGGCCGCTCTAGACGATATTGTTTTCATACACAGGAATTTGGAAACAAAGAAGGCTACTATTCGCCCCACACGTTTAGCTCAGTATTTACCTGACAAGGAGCATACTTTAACGTATCAGTGGGGCAATTCTGAGGAGGATAAGAATTTCCTCAGAGCTACAGATCCCAGTCTGTCAGAAGAATCTCTGAAGATTGGAAAAACATTTGCGGGAGCTTGCGGTGGCGTTTATGTCACGAACTCCAAATTTCCTGTAGTGGTAGGCATACATTATGCTTGCGCTGCTCAGGATATGAGCTGGGGCAGATCTCAGATTTGCAGTTCTGCTTTTGTGGAAGCGACTTTGCTACACATTCAACAGAATTGTCTGTCCATGTGTCTCACGGCCAATCCCCCCGCAAATTGGATTCCCACCATCAACGGGAAACAGGCTTTCGAGCCTCAGCCAGATCATTCCGGTTCCCTTACCGAACAGGTGTCATGGTGTCAGGAAAACATACCTGATATGAAGCGATACCTCTTGGTGGGAGAACCAGCTCGAGCTGAGCTCAAGGAAGCTCAAGTGCCAGAGACCAAACAATCAGCGGTCTCACTTGCTCCTGGTGGTGCAGATCTGCACCAGGGGGCATATTATCTCGGTGCTCGCCAGATGGCTGCATTCTATAAATCGAAAGCAGTTGATACACTGATTGCGAAATCAGTGGCCGAGAAATTTCCTGACCATCCCAAGTTTGCAGGTCCTAGATTTGGACGATCTATGTGGCCAAAGAGTGCTG